GTGATGGCTGGCGCGCAGGCAATTGGGGAGTCGTTCTCCACATCATTCAAAGGGTTGATTGACGGATCAATGTCAGCGCAAGAAGCAATGGCTGGTTTCTTCAAGAGCATCGCTAATCATTTCCTGGACATGGCCAGCCAGATGATCGCCAAGTACATCGAGATGCAGATCATTGGATTGGCCCAGAAATTCCTGCCTGGTATGTTTGGCGGCATCTTTGGTGCCAGTGGACCGCCTGACTTTTCAGGCTCTGCGATCAGCGTGCCCAACCAATACGGCTACGGCGGGGGCGCGAATATCTTGGCCTCTGCCAACGGCAACGTCTTCGCGCAGAACGGCATCGTGCCTTACGCAATGGGCGGCATCGTTGATCGGCCAACCCTGTTCCCGTTTGCTAGGGGTGCCGCCATGGCGACTGGGGTGATGGGTGAAGCCGACCCCGAGGCGATCATGCCCCTCAAGCGCGGCGCTGACGGGAGGCTGGGCGTAGCTGGCGGCGGCGGCGGCAGCACCAACGTCACGGTCAACGTAGATGCCTCCGGGAATGCCAGCGTGCAAGGCGATCAATCGCAGGCCAAGCAGTTAGGGGTTGCCGTTTCGGCTGCGGTTCAGGCAGAATTGGTGAAGCAACAACGACCAGGTGGACTCTTGGCTGGTACCCGACGCTAATGGCAACCTTTACTTTCACACCTAGTTTCACGGCTGACCTAGAGGAGCAGCCAATTATCAGACGTGTTAAATTTGGCGATGGATATGAGCAACGCCTTTCTTATGGTCTGAACACACAACCAAAGAAATGGTCTTTGCAGTTCTTGAATCGTACTGATACTGAACGCGACAACATCTTGACATTCTTGCGTACGCAAGGTGCTGCGGAATCCTTTGACTGGACAGATCCCAACAGTTACGCCGGCAAATGGATTTGCGAACGATGGAACACCAGCCAAGTAAGCTGTAACTTCAATAACATTACCGCTACATTTGAAGAGGTGTTCGAGCCATGATTATCCAAAGCCTAGGTCGCGCTACAATCAAAGCAACCTTCACCCAAGTATTTGAGCCATGAGCACCATCGTCACCCGATCCGGCAAAGGCAGTCCGCTCACGCACGTTGAGGTGGATGCTAACTTCACCAACCTCAACACGGACAAAGCCGGTTACATCACTGGTGAAGGCGGTACGGTAACGCAAGCAACCAGCAAGGCGACTGCCGTCACGCTTAACAAGAAGTGCGGCCAGATTACGATGAACGCTGCATCACTGGCGGCGGCTACTACGGTGACCTTCACGCTTACCAACAGCACGATCGCAGCGACTGACCTGCTGGTGTTGAACCACGTCAGCGGTGGCACGGCTGGCGCGTACTTGCTCAATGCCCAAGCAGCAGCCGGATCAGCTTCGATCAATGTGCGCAACGTAACTGCTGGCGCATTAGCTGAAGCTATCGTGATTGGCTTTGCCGTCATCAAAGCTGTCACTGCATAAGTAATGAACTACGCTGTAACTGGCTATTGGATTGCTGGTTATGCAGTCGGTGAAGATGATCTGGTCAGTGCGTTGCAGGGTATTGCCCCTAGCGCACTGATTGAGCTATTTCAGCTTGAGCTTAATGTGCCGCAGCATGGCGTTGCTGAAACGTATTACTTCCATGCTGGCACAAGCCTCAATAATAACGGTGATTTGATTTGGGCTGGCCAGCCTTACATGGCACTACCAATTGAAGTGGAGGGTTTTGAATACAGCGGTCAAGGTACACTGCCGCGTCCCAGGATGCGGATTAGCAACATTATGGGCACTATCACAGCGTTAATCCTGACGCTACCAGAAGGTTTGGAAGGTGCCAAGTTTACGCGCATCAGGACACTAGGGCGATTTATTGACAATGAAAATTTTCCAGGTGTTGACTACCTACTGACTGAAGACAGCTTTGCTTTGATGTATGAAGATAGCACCTTTATCTATCAGGAAGTTGGCAATCCATTTGGCACACCAGACCCGACTGCTGAGTTCCCACGCGAGATCTATTTTGTAGATCGCAAGTCAGCAGAAAACCGTGACGTGGTTGAGTTTGAACTTGCCAGTGCGTTTGACATGGCAGGCATCCGTGCACCAAAACGGCAGTGTATTACGCGGTGTCAATGGGTGTACCGTTCAAATGAATGCAGCTACGCGGGCATCAATTATTTTAACGTCAGCGATGTTGCCGTGGGTAATGCAAGCCAAGACGTATGCGGTAAGCGCGTTGATAGTTGCAAGGCAAGATTTGGCCAGTCTGCTGAACTTCCATTTGGCGGCTACCCAGGCATCGGCACCTACTTCACATGACCTGGAAAGACGCTGCCTTAGAACATGCGGAGGCTGAAGACCCCCGCGAAGCGTGCGGGCTGGTTGTGGTGGTCAAAGGCCGCGCCCGCTACTGGCCGTGCCGCAACCTTGCCACGCAGCCCGAGCAGTTGTTCGTGCTGAATCCTGACGACTATGCCGCCGCGGAGGATGCCGGTGAGATCACGGCAATCGTCCACAGCCATCCGATAACGCCAGCACTACCCAGTGATGCTGACAAGGTGGCCGCAGAAGCCAGCAAGCTGCCGTGGCACATCGTCAACCCAAAGACCAAGGCATGGGGCACCTACGTGCCATGTGGCTACCGCTCACCGCTCATCGGTCGGCAATGGGTGTGGGCCGTGCAGGATTGCTGGACCCTAGCCCGTGACTGGTACAGCGACCATGGCATCGCGCTACGCGACTGGCAGCGGCCAGTGGACCCGGCAGATTTCCTTGCGGCACCAATGTTTGAAGGTTGCTGGGCAGCGACTGGTTTCCGCGAGCTGCAAGAAGATGAACACCTCCAAAGCGGTGATCTCCTGCTGATGTCGATCAATGCGCATGGGCTGAACCATTGCGCTGTCTACATCGGTGATGGCATGGTGCTCCATCACATACAAGGCCGCCTAAGCAGCCGTGACATGTATGGCGGCTGGTTAGCTAAGATGACTGGAAGGAGGTTGCGCCATGCTCCGTAAGATCAAGCTCTACGGTCAGCTCGCCAAGTTCATCGGCAGCCGTGTGCTCGAAGCGGATGTGGCTACTGCTGCTGAGGCAGTGCGGATGCTAGCGGCAAATTTTCCAGGCCTTGAGAAGCACATGGCCGACCAGCACTATCGCGTTACGGTAGGCAGCTATGACCTGACGCTAGACGAAATCCACGATCCAGCCGGCCAGCAGGACATCATGATTGTGCCTGTGATCGCAGGTGCTGGGGCAGTTGGGCGGATCTTAGCTGGCATTGGTCTAATTGCTTTATCCTTCCTTTTGCCAGGTGCTGGAGCGTTTGGAGCAACTAGCCTTTTTGGTGTTAGCGCGGCTCAAGGTGGTGCGTTTTTGGCTGGTATTGGTACTTCTTTAAGTTTAGTCGGCGCCAGTCTTATCCTCGGCGGCGTTGCTCAATTGCTGTCACCAGTACCTACCATTCCGCAAGGTGCTGGCAGCGACAATGACCCACGCAAGACATTCAACTTCTCCGGCATCCAGCAGACCAGTAGGCAAGGTGTACCGGTGCCATGCGTGTATGGCTTGACGCTGGTCGGCAGTGTGGTGATTTCTGCTGGCGTTGATACCGTGCAGGTGCAGGCGCTATCAGGAACTGGTTCACCTATATTGGACTTTATTTTTCAGATATGACAATCATCGGCGCTGGTGGTGGTGATGGCAAAGGCGGCGGCGGCGGTGGCAGCCGCACGCCATCTACGGCACCAGACAGCCTTGATTCAAGGCAGTATGCCAATGTTATCGACTTGATTTCAGAAGGCGAAATCGAAGGATTAGCCGATGGGTTGAAGTCTGTCTTCCTTAATAATACTGCTCTACAGAATCCAAACGGTAGTTACAACTTCCAAGATGTAACAATTTACACGCGCAATGGTACGCAGAATCAAACGTACATCCCGCTTGGTGGTGGCATCGAAGATGAAAAGCCCGTAGGTATCACGGTTGCCAAGGCCGTTCCGCAGGTACGCACTATCACCGACGTTGACGTTGATGCTGTTCGCATTACAATCGCGATCCCATCGCTTCAGAAAATTGACAATACCAACGGCGACACGTCAGGTTCTAGCGTCCAGTTGCAGATTGCAATTCAGTATCAAGGCGGCGGCTACACCACCAAGATTGACGACACCATCAGTGGCCGTACAGCAGACGAGTATCGCAAGGACTACCTCATTCAGTTAGCGCGGCCTAATGCGTCTGACATCGTAGACATCAAGGTAACGCGGATCACGGATGACAGCACCAGTACGTTATTGGCTAATGCGTTTAGCTGGAGCACCTACACCGAAATCATTGATGCAAAACTGACCTATGCCAACAGCGCATTGGTTGGGCTCAGAGTGGATGCAGAGCAATTCAGTAGCATCCCAGCTCGCAGCTATCTGATCAAAGGTATCAAGGTTCTAATACCGGCTGGCGTTACTGTTGATGCAGCGACTGGGCGGATCATCTATCCAGCTAATTTTGTCTGGACTGGTACGTTTGCAGCAGCAACGTGGACATCATGTCCGGCCTGGATACTTTATGATTTGCTCACCAGCCCGCGCTATGGGTTTGGTAATCACATCAGTACGGCGCAACTGGATAAGTTTGCTTTCTTTGTTGCTAGTAAGTATTCCAACGCATTAGTAGATGATGGCTTCGGCGGCCAAGAAGCACGGTTTAGTTGCAGCACCTCAGTTCAAACCGCAGAAGAAGCCTACAAGCTGGTCAATGACCTGCTGTCGGTCATGCGCTGCCAAGCGTACTGGAGCACCGGCAGCCTCACGATCGAGCAGGATGCACCATCAGATCCCGTGTACCTGTTCAACCAGGCCAACGTAACGCCAGAAGGTTTCAGCTACAGCGGCAGCAGCCTTAAGGTGCGGCCAAACGTGGCAGTGGTCAGTTACCTCGATCTGAGCCTGCGCGACACTGCCTATGAGGTGGTAGAGGACATTGATGCGATTGCCAAATATGGCGTGGTACGCAGTGAGATCAGCGCGTTCGCCTGCACCAGCAGAGGCCAGGCCAATCGCATCGGCAAGTGGCTGCTCTTTGCAGAACGCTACGAAAAGGAAATCTGCACCTTTGCATCGAGCCTTGACGCTGGCCAGCAGGTACGGCCTGGGCAGATCATCCTGATTTCAGATCCCGTAAGAGCCGGATCACGCAGGGCTGGTCGCATCAGTGCAGCCACCACCACCGTGATAACGGTAGATGATTCTGCCAACACCGACCTGAGCATTGAAGGCGGCTCGCTGCTGAGCGTAGTGCTCCCTGATGGCACCGTAGAACAACGTGAAATTTCAACAGTAGTAACTAATGTAATCACCCTGCAATCTGCATTAAGTGCTGCGCCTAATGTCAACAGTATCTGGATACTGGAAAGCCCAACACTTCAGGCATCCACATGGCGTGTGCTTAGCGTCAATGAATCAGATGGCATTAACTACGGCATCGTAGCGATTGCACATAATGAAAGCAAATACGCCTACATCGAAGATGGCGTGCCGCTTGAAACTAGGGATACAACCAACCTCAACGAGATCCCTGGCCAGCCAAGTGAGCTTGCAGCGATCAGCACCCAGCAGCTTGGTGGCGGCACAAGTCCAGAAGTGCAGTATGAACTGAATGGACGTATTGCCGTTAAGATTACGTTTGGCTGGTTTGCGCCAAAAGGTATCAAGAAGTTCCGCGTTAAGTGGCGCCATGAAGATGACAACTTCGCCACCGTAACGGTGCAAGGCACTACGTTTGACATCCTTGACGTTAAAGTAGGCAGCTATCAAATCCAAGTGAGCAGCATCAGCTCCACTGGTATCTTATTCAGTGAACCTGCACTGGCTGATTACACAGTGGCTGGCCTTGGCGCGGCACCGTCTGATGTGCAAGACCTTAGCGCTATTGCCACTGGTGAGGACATGCTTATCCTTAGTTGGAAGCAGGCGCCAGAGCTTGACGTGCAGGTAGGTGGCCGCGTCATCATCCGCCATGATCCACGGGCGCTGGCAAGTGCTGAATGGAACAGCAGCAATGATGTGGTGCAAGCTGTTGCTGGTAGCTCAACGCAAAAGCAAGTGCCACTACTGCCTGGCACCTACTTCCTGAAGTTTGAAGACTTCCTAGGCAACCGCTCAACAAATGCGACAGGCGTTGAAATAACATTGCCGCAACCTGAATCACGGATTGTTGCAAAGGAATGGGAAGAGCAAAGCCTTGCTACACCATTCAGCGGCACAAAAACAAACTGCGCATATGACGCAGGTGAAACTGCCCTGGTGCTAGAACCAGATCCGTATGTATCGCCCGGTTGCTGGGAGGTGATCTATTGCGCTGGTGACTGCGGCGCAGAATACCACTTCCAGGATACCTTCGATCTTGGCGACGTATATGATTTCAGGATTCGGCGTTACATCGTAAGTTATCCACTGGTATTTTCAACGCTGTTTGATTCAGTCAGCGGCAACTTTGACGCGCAGCCAGGGTTCTTTGATGGCACAGTGGCAGATGAAATCAATGTTGTGATGTATGTGCGCACAACTTTGGATGATCCATCTGGCTCACCTACCTATGGGCCATGGACTGAATTTGTTAGCGGCATGATCCGTGGTCGTGGCGTTCAAGTGAAGGCTGCCTTCACCACTGAAACAGAACTCATTGGTGTGGCAATAGACGAGCTTGGCGCAGAGCTTGAGTTAACGCGGCGCGTTACCAGCAGCCTTGCCACTCAAGCTAGCAGCAGCAGTGCCGTCACCTCGATCACATTCCCCAATGCATACTATAAAGCTGTTACCGTTGGTGATCCGTACTACAGTTTACTGCCAAGCATTGGCGTGACGGCATTATCAATCGGAGCAAACACCCATGCGCAAATCACCAATCTAACCCGTACGGGCTTTGACATTGAATTTCTGCAAGGCGGCAGTAGACAGGTGATAAACTTCACCTATAATGCAGTTGGCTACGGTCGCGCTTTCTAATGGCACAATCTGACCAGTCCGTCCAGAACGCAACATTCCCCAGCTTACGCGCTGACATCAACGACAACCTCGCGGCACTGTTCAGCCAAAGCAGTGGCAACAGCGCCCCGTCCGTAACCGTTGCCTTCCAGCCGTGGACGGATACCAGCAGCAGCCCGCCCGTGTACAAGATGCGCAATGGATCCAACAGCGCATGGATCACCGTAGGCGTGCTCGATCCTGCTGGCTTTCAAGTTGGCGGCATCACACCGATCGCCAATGGCGGCACGGGTGCGATCACAGCAGCACTAGCGCTGGCGGCATTACTGCCAAGCCAAGCCGGCAATGCAGGCAAGGCGCTGGTTACTGACGCCACTACAGCAACATGGGGCACTGTTGCAGCAGGCGCCTCCATTCAAGTGTTCACGGCCAGCGGCACCTACACACCAACAGCAGGTAAGACAACCTTCCTAGCGTTTGCTACTGGCGGTGGTGGTGGTGGCGGCAGCGGCGGCGGCACTGGACTTAGTGGGCAGACTGGAGGGATGGGCGGCACTGGACTTAGGCTTTATACAAGTGCTGAAATGGGCAGCACTGCTGCTATTACTGTTGGCCCAGCCGGGGCGGCCGGAATCTTTTTTGCGGGAGGCGGTAATGGTGGGACATCTTCGTTAGACCCCAATGGAACGGGGTTAACACTTTCAGCATATGGCGGCAATGGTGGCAATCCCGATGGCGAACCTGCCGTTGGGGCCGTTGGCGGTGGGGCCAATAATTCTTACTTTACCATTTTAGGCGGATCCCCCGTCACTAATGCCGGACTTTCAGGCCCAGGAATTAGCGGCGAAAGAGGCGCCCCTAACAGCAGCGGCACCGCCGGCACCGCAGGCGTTGTCTTTATCCTTGAGTGGTAAAGGCTAGACTAACCCCACGCATCTAACACCATGGCAAACCGCAAAATTTCAGACCTGACGGCATTAACAGCACCAGCAACTGGTGACCTGTTGCCGATTGTTGACATCAGTGAAGCCGCAGCAGCGGATAAGAATAAGAAGATCACCTTTGGTGAACTGTTTGCAAGCATCTTGGCAGGCACCGCAGCAGCACCCAGCATCGCCTTCGAGGGCGACGCCAACACCGGCATCTACAGCCCAGGCGCAGACCAAGTAGCCATTTCAACTAATGGCACGGGGCGGTTGTTTGTTGATGCGAGTGGGAATATCAAAGTTACAACTGGCGAGGTTTTTAATACTTCCGCTACTGGATATATTCGTGTTTCTGGTGGTGATGGTCGAGGCAGTGGTGCAAGTATTCTCGCATTTGGCCAGTCACATGGATCGGCAGCCGGGAGGCTTGCACTTACTGCAATCGGCTCTGAAAGTATGCAGTTCAGCGCAGGTGGTAACGAACGGATGCGTATAGATTCAAGTGGGCCAGTCTTAGTTGGCGGTAGCTCAGCTAGCGGCGGCGCACTGCTTCAAGTGTTTGACGATCGCATTAGAATTAGCACGGCAAAAACACCAGCATCAGCAACCGCCACAGGCACTACTGGCGAAATTGCATGGGATGCCAATTACATCTACGTTTGCACTGCTACGAACACATGGAAGCGCACGGCTATCGCCACTTGGTAACTTGCCACCACTACCCACCACCACCACACCACCATGACCACCTCCTACACCTGGGCCATCGCTAATCTTATGCGCCACACGAATGACGGCAACATCTACACCGTCTTCAGCGCTCATTACACAGTTGCTGCCAGCGATGGCACATACACCAGCTCCACCTATGGCAGCATCGGCCTGGAGCCACCCGCAGGGGATGCCATCCCTTACTCTGACCTGACACCTGAGCTGGTGATCGGCTGGGTGCAAGCCAAGCTGGACGTGCCCGCCATCGAGGCTGCCCTTCAGGCGCAACTGGATGAACAGGCCGCTCCTACCAAGGCGGCTGGGCTGCCGTGGGCGTAGGGTCCTGCTAACCTGTTCCTAAAGCACTTCCACCCATGCCATCCGCTGACGAAAGGCTGCAATCCAAGCAGTTTGTAACGCTGGACACGCTTACCGCAGTTGGTGTAACCGAAAACGGCTTGAGCTATGGCGCCCAAGCAATTACCTATCAGGTAACAGTTGCGTCCATTGCCACCAGCGTTGTCATCCGCTTTGAAGGTAGCCTTGATGGTGTTAACTATTTTAATCTTAATCAAGATGATGCAGATTACACCATCCTAACCAATGGCACGACTGGTTACTGCCTAAGCGGTTGTCCTGTCAATTATGCAAGGCTTCGGTTGGTAACTATCAACGGTGGCAG